TTGTTTCTGGAAATGTTCGTCGTTCTGCTACCTTGGCTTTAGGACTACCAGGAGATCAAGATTTTATTAATTTAAAAAATTCAGAGGTTTTTCCAGAAAGAAATTCTTTTGATTCAAAAAATCCAGGCTGGGCATGGATGTCTAATAATTCTATTGCTGCAGAAGTTGGAACAAAATATGAAGACTATGTTGATTTAATTTCAAATAATGGTGAGCCAGGATTTATTTGGCTAGATGTTGCTAGAGATTATGGAAGACTTGCAGATGCTCCAGATTATAAAGATTCTCGTGTTATGGGATTTAATCCATGTGCCGAACAACCACTAGAGTCTTATGAATTGTGTACTCTTGTAGAAGTTCATTTGAATCGTCATGAAGATAAAGAAGATTTTCTTCGTACACTAAAGTTTGCATATCTATATGGCAAGACTGTTACACTTATGCCAACACATTGGCAAACCACAAATGGAATCATGCAACGTAATCGTCGTATTGGAACATCTCTAACTGGTATTGCCTCATTTGCAGATACAAAAGGTATGCCAGTAATTCGTGAGTGGATGGACGAAGGGTATAAAAAAATTCGTTCATATGATCACACATACTCAGAATGGCTATGTGTACGTGAATCAATTCGTGTAACTACCGTCAAACCTTCTGGCTCCGTATCATTACTTTCTGGGGCAACTCCTGGAGTTCATTGGGGTCCTGGCGGAGCATTTTATCTTCGTGCTATAAGGTTTGGAAATACAGATCCAATGATTCATTTGTTTAAAGCAGCAGGGTATAAAATTGAAGATGACGTAGTCTCAGCAAACACTTTAGTAGTTTATTTCCCAGTAGCATCTGGACATCCAAGATCTGAGAAAGATGTAAGTCTTTTTGAAAAGATTGGTTTGGCTGCTACCGCCCAAAAGTATTGGTCTGATAATGGTGTATCTGTAACTCTTTCATTTGACAAAGAGTCAGAGTCTAAGCATATTGCTCCAGCGCTTCATATGTATGAAGGGCAACTCAAAGCAGTGTCATTTTTACCAATGGGCAATCAAACATATCCACAACAGCCATATACTCAAATTACAAAAGAAGAATATAACTCATATGTTGGAACAATTGGCAAAATTGATTGGTCTGCTATTTATGATGGCAAAGATAATCTTGATGCTGAGTCAGAAAAATACTGTTCAACAGACGCATGTGAGATTAAATTATATTAGTTCCCATCCTGCTATAATAAGGGGATAGGAGAAATATGTCTACCCCATCAAATTTGTATGCAGAAAAGATATTTGCAGAGCATCCACTAGCACTATGGGCACTAGACGGTGCAATTGATTATATTAGTTTAATAGACTCAGACTATCAGGATATTGAAGATTCTTGGGCGGTAACTGGAGGAACTCCTTCTGTAGAATTATCAGATGTAAACGCTCCATTTGCCACGGTAGAAGTTAATAAGTTATTAGGAGACGTACCACCTTCTGGCACAGGAGATATTGTATGTATTAGCCCAGACCTAATAAATTTCTCAAACTTAAATGAAGATATGGGTACTTTTTGTATAGGTGCTCATATATATGTTGACAGTGTATATATAGATTCTATATCTATTGGTTTTGAATATACAGATACAACAACTGCATCAATAGTACAAAAATTAAAAACATATGATGTAACTACTACAAGTGAGTGGCTTTTCTTTTCTCAAACCTCTGAAATTGTTAGTGAAAACACAAGTTTGCGGGCAGTTATAAAAATTACATCAACTACTGGAGGATCAGTTCCTAGCGACTATTTATACTATATAAACGGAATTACTGTTGGTCAATGGTCTGAAGAGTTTAATTATTCATCACTTGGTCTTACTCCAGTATCAATGCCAGCAACAATTGCATTAAATTCAACACAGGTCGTATCATCTCCAGCATACGGACTATCTGAAAATGATGCATATTATATAGTTTCTGATAATAGATTGCTTGCAAAAAATACTAGTATTCCATTAGTATACGGAGCATCAAATGTTACAACTCTTAGTCCAAACCCAAATGGGGAACCTTCGTTAATTATTCCAGGTAAAGGGTTTTTAAATAAAGTTGGTCAACATAAAGAATATACTGTAGAGTTTTGGTTAAGAATAAACTCTGATTCTATAACTTCTAAAAAAATATTTGGTCCAATTGCTTCAGGTGATGGTTTATATGCAGACAATGGATTTTTAACTTTAGTCATTGGAAGTAAGTTTGTTTCTCACTATATTGGTGAATGGTTTAGACCAATGTTAATTCAAATAAGATTAATTAGAAATGCAGCAACATTAATTATTAATGGAGAAGAGGTGGCTTCATTAATTATAGAGACAGACAGTTTAGTCTTACCAGAAGAATATAACGAGTCAAATGAAAATCAAGACTGGCTAGGATTTTATTCTTATTCAGATATAAAACCAATAGATATTGATTGCATTGCAATATACTCATATCAGGTTCCTATAAATGTTGCCAAAAGAAGATGGGTATATGGTCAAGGAGTTATATCTCCAGAAGGTATAAATTCAGCATACGGTGGTACGGCAGCATTTATTGATTATCCATTTGCAGACTATACCGCCAATTACACCTATCCAGATTTTGCTGAATGGCAGCAAGGATCATTTGATAATCTATCTACAACGTCAAAAGTATTAAGAACGCCAGAATATAATTTACCAGAAATATACTTATCAGACAAAACACTTGAAGGGTTATACGCTGACAATAAATTAATTCAAGATGAAGAGTCTGGTCCAACCAATGACTATAAGTTTGTTACTTTTAGACCAAACAATTCTTGGAATACAAAAACATGTTATTTTAACTTTACCAATTTTAATATTTTAAATAGTCAAATATCTTCATTTTATGGAGTATTTAGCAACCATAATCTTGACTCAGACCAGGTACTTTTTAAGGTATACAATTCTATTAATAGTAATTATTTTTTAATTGAACAAAGTGAAAACATAATCTCTTACATTTTAAATTATAACGGAGTAGATGAAACCATATATACTTCTGAAATAATTGAAGAACATCAACTTTTTTCGGTTGGCATAAACATAAATTCTTTAATAGATACTTATGGAGGAAACATTGCTACATTTTTTGGAAATAGAAATTCTTTAAAACTGTATATAGGCGGAGACGGAACATTATCAGGAACATTTTTAGGAAGAATATACTCTGTTGGTTTTTCAACTTTAAAAAATTCATTATTGATATCTGATTATTTTAATGACGACGGTATTGCAATATTTGATGACTTATCAGTTAGCGGAGTAGTAGAAGAAGAAAATGCAATTGCCTTAGTTGAGCATCTAGCAAGTTATACCCTTTTACCATTAGAGTCATATGGGTCATACTTTTTAGACATAGGGGTTTCTGGCTCTTGGCAAGACTATCTTCCATTATCATATTTTGCTCAATATGTAACTAATGATGCAGGAAATCAATTTTATGATTTAGATTTTTTACAATTTAATATTAGTGCCCCATCACCTACAGTTTTAGTTGAAGATGAAGAAATATCATCGTGGACCTATGAAGATTTATACCAAAGTTACTTTCAACCAGTACAAAGATCATATTATGATTTTGATAATCAACTATTAACTGGATGGAATAATTATGAAGATGTAGAACAAAGGGCTACAAAAACATACACATATGACACTACAAATTCTGTAATTAAAAGTTATGTAACTCTACAATATGTAGAAGATGGCGCAAACCTACTTGATAGTAATTTTACAACAATAGAACCAGTTTTCCGTGACTCTATTATTGATATTGATGAATATCCAAATTGGGAAACCACAAAGTTTGAAGTTATTAATAATGCACTTATTTATCCAACCAAAACTGTAGATTTTAATGAGTTGGCGGTAGTTTACCATTTAGAGTTTAATGTTCGTGGAATATTAAATAAGCCAGTTTTATTAAGTAAGTTAGAAATTGCTTCTCAAGCATTTAACGATAATTCATTTAATCCTATTGGCACTAGATTTGGTATTGACTTATTCCCATATAAACGATCTGGTATCTATTTTGATTATAAGTCAAAAAATCCATTTACTATTTATAAAGGTAGTACACCATATCTATATCTAACAAAAGATTCTGGAATACAGGTGCGTGGAGAGATCTTATCTTTAGAGAGTCGTGGAATTTCTTTGCCAGTAAACCAAACATTATCTTCAGAATATTTAGTAAGCGCTGTTCAAATGTGGCTAAGATATTCCGAAACAGAATTTCCAGCAGTTCCAACAGAACTATTTGAAATTATTTATAAGCAAGATACAATAAAGTTTTATATAGTAGCAGATAGCGACACTGGTTTAAGAGCAAGGATTTTTGCAAAAAGTCTTTTAAATAATGAAGTTATTGATAATATGGTTTATTATTGGAATGGCATAGTGGTTAGGGAGCCAATTTTAACCTCTAAAGAGTGGGGAGTCTTAGGTGTGTCATTTGCCTCTGCCCTTGATTTTGATGAATTTTTAGGATCAATAAATATCAATGGTCCAGTTTTATTTAATAATGTTTCTTTTTATCAAGCAAACAATTTACAACAAATTCAAAAAACAATTACAAGACCATGGATAAGGGTTGAAACAGATGGGGTGACTAATTTTGATTGGGCATACTGGAAGAACTCTTTTACATGGAATGAAACATTAGTGATAGGATCAACAGACTTATACGGTGTAAATCCATCAGATGTGTATAAAACCTATCTTGGAACAAATAAAATAGTTTTTGATGATGACAATGGCTTAAGTCTAGATTCAGATAAAATGAAAATACATCAAAATGTTAGTTGGTCAACAAATACCGCTTCAGCACTGTAATATGGTATACTGATGGTTATGGATAATGAGATTCTTAAAAAAGTTGGCAATGTTCGGCGCAAAGTAATAGAAAAAGACTATAATTGGGGCTTATATGTGTACAAAAAGTCTAATGGTGCTTGGTTTACTGACGGCACTGGTAGCGTGTTAAACATTCCAGCAGAGCGTGGAGATATTTCTAAGATTGCAGAACTAAGAAAAGTTGCAATGCATTATGGAGATGACGGAGAAGGCAAGGCAGTATTTGTACCTGGATTAACAAGAATTAGCGAGGAAGAGCATTCTGAACAACTAGATAGAATGAAGAATGGTTTAATTCCTTCCATGAATGATCATGGTGCCTGGGTAGCAGCACGACAAACCTATGATAAGTATGGTAGCGATGAGTGAAGAGTATGTAAGAGTTGGCTTAAACACACAGCCAGAACAAGAAAATATTTTTGTACAGCAAGATCCATTTAATAAATCTTGGGATCAGTTAAAAGATTTTAGCGGATTAGATCAAAATTTCCGTAGAAAAACTGCACGGAATGTAACAAAAGCAATGACATTTGCAACAAATGAATATCTTGATTCTGCTAATGCAACTCCATCTGGAGTAGATGCAAGTTCAAAACAGATTAATCCTGGCACGGTATATAGAAATGGCTACGGACTATTTGACGTAATTACCCCTCCATATAACATGTACGAACTAGCAAATTTCTATGATACATCATTTGCTAACCATGCCGCTATTGATGCTAAGGTAGAAAATGTTGTTGGTCTTGGATACCGCTTTGATATTGCAGATAGAACAATGCTAAGGTTTGAAATGAGTGATGATCAAGGTATGGTAGATCGTGCTCGTAATCGTATAGAAAGAATGAAACTTGAATTACGTGACTGGCTAGAAAACCTTAATGACGACGATTCATTTACAAAAACAATGGAAAAGTTTTATACAGATGTTCAGGCTACAGGTAATGGATTTCTTGAAGTAGGAAGAACAGTAACTGGTGAAATTGGATATTTAGGTCATATTCCAGCAACAACAGTTCGTGTACGTCGCTTACATGATGGATTCGTACAAATTATTGGTAACTCTGTGGTTTATTTTAGAAACTTTGGAGCAAAAAATAAAAACCCAATGACAGCAGATCCACGTCCAAATGAGATTATTCACTATAAAGAATACTCTCCATTAAACACATTTTATGGAATTCCAGATATTGTTGCAGCAATGCCATCCCTAATTGGAGACCAACTTGCATCACAATACAATATTGATTACTTTGAAAATAAGGCTGTTCCAAGATACATAGTAACTCTAAAGGGTGCAAAACTATCTTCTGAAGGCGAAGACAAAATGTTTAGATTTTTACAAACTGGTCTTAAGTCTCAATCCCATAGAACACTTTATATCCCGCTTCCTGGAGACACAGAAAACAATAAGGTTGAGTTTAAAATGGAACCTATTGAAAGTGGCGTTCAAGAAGGTTCTTTTAAAGAGTATCGTAAACAAAATAGAGATGACATTCTCATCGCTCACCAAGTCCCTATTTCTAAACTTGGCGGTGCTGACTCAGGTATTGCTGCTGCTCTTTCACAGGATCGTACCTTTAAAGAGCAGGTATCTCGTCCAGCCCAAAAGCATTTAGAAAAGGTTGTTAATAAAATTATTAGAGAAAAAACAGATATCCTAGAACTTAAGTTTAATGAGTTAACCTTAACAGATGAAATTGCTCAGTCTCAAATTCTTGAGCGATATGTAAAAACACAGGTTATGACTCCAAATGAGGCTCGTGAAAAGTTAGACTTGCCACAAAGACCAGATGGGGATGAGCCATTTGTTATGTCCCCAAGGCAATCAACCGATACTAGGGCAAATTCGGCAAGGAACCGTCAAAGAGATTCAGAACGAACCAACAACAACTCTGACTCTCCAACAACCATCTCTGGTCGTAATCCACAGGGTGAAGGTAGATCATCTCAATAAATGAGATAGTCGTAAAATACTTTGGTATAATGGTAACGATATGTTTATAAATAAGGCACATTGGGAAACTAATGGCGACAGCGTTCGTCTTTCAATGCCTATTGGCAAAGTAGATGTAGAGCGCCGCATGGTATCTGGCTTTGCAACACTCGATAATGTTGATAGGCAAGGCGATATCGTAACAACTGAGTCTAGCGTTGAAGCATTTAAAAATTTTAGGGGCAACTTAAGAGAAATGCACCAACCATCTGCAGTTGGAAAAATTGTATCATTTAAAGAAGATCGTTATTTTGATCCAAATGCAAAAAAGTTTTATAGTGGAGTTTATGTCTCTGCATATGTTTCAAAAGGTGCACAAGACGCTTGGGAAAAGGTTCTAGATGGAACCTATAAAGGTTTTTCAATTGGTGGAAATATTAAAACCTGGGATGATGCATATAATGATGATTTAAAGAAAAGCATTAGAATTATTAAAGAATATGATCTATATGAGTTGTCTTTGGTTGACAATCCAGCAAATCAATTTGCAAACATTGTATCCATTGAAAAAGTTAATGGTCAAAATGTAATTGGTGGATATCTTTCAAAGGCAGAAATTGAAAATGTATTTTGGGATTCTGAAGCAGGTATTGTAATGGTTTCAGAATCTGATAACGAAGTAAGCCCTACATCTGGAAAGCCAATGCAAAATATTGGATTTATTGAAAAGGGTGATAAGAATAACACAGAAACAATAAAGTTCTTAGTTGATAGTGCTAAAGGCATTAGTACAATTAAGATTACAAAGGAGGTTAGTCCTATGACTGAAGCAACAGACGCAGTAGTTGAAACTGCAGTTGAAGAAGTAAAGGTCGCTCCAGAGGCACAGCCAGCAGAGGTTGTTGCAGAAGCAACTCAAGAAGTAGTTGCAGAAGCAGAAAAAATTGTTGCAGAAGCAACAGAAGCCCCTGCAGTTAATGAGGCAGCACCAGCAGTTGAAGAACTTGCTATTGCTAAATCAGAAAATGGTAGTGCAGATTCTTCTGTTACAAAAACAGAAGAGGGAGAGGTAGCATCAGTAGATACTGTTGTTGAAAAATCTAATGAAGCAATTGTTGAGGCAGTTGCAGAAATCAAGAACTCTCTTACAAATGCCTTTGGCGATCTAGCATCAACCGTTAAGTCTCTTCATGAGCAGGTAGTTGCATTAAGTAAATCTCTTGACAATGTATCAGGTGAGGTTAAAACCGTATCCGCAGAAGTAAACAATGTTAAGGGAGTTTTTAATGAGTTTGGTAAGCGTGTAGATCTTGTAGAGCAAGACACCGCTTTCCGCAAGTCTGGCGATCTAGGCGAGATCGTGCAGTTTGAACCCTCAAAAGTTCAGAAATCCCTATGGGGCGGTCGTTTCCTCACATCAACCGACCTATTTAAATAACCAATAAAATCACTAGGAGGTGAAAAATAATGTCGGAACAAAATAAAGACCTAGAAAAAAACTATCCAGGTGCAAGCGCAGGCGCTGAAATTAACTCAGAAGGCTCACTTGTATCAGGTGGTGTAGGTAGTGCAACAGGTTTGAACTCTGCAGGATCATCTGTAGGATCTCAACTTGGTAACACTGCTACTGCAGGATTCGGATCAACATCTGGAGCAAATGCAGTAAACCCAACTGGTTCTGCAGGTGGTATTCTAGCACCAGAGCAGGCTCGTAGATTCATCGACTATGTGTGGGATGCAACAGTTCTCGCTAAAGATGGTCGTAGAGTTACAATGCGTGCCAATACAATGGAGATCGAAAAGGTCAACGTTGGAGAGCGTGTAATCCGTGCAGCAGCACAAGGTACACCAGATTACACAAACGTCGGCGCAACTTTTACAAAGGTTGAATTAACTACCAAGAAGATTCGTCTTGATTGGGAAGTATCAACAGAAGCACTTGAAGACAATATTGAAGGTGGAGCACTTGAAGATCATCTAGTTCGCTTGATGACCAATGCATTCGCAAACGATATTGAAGATCTTGCTATCAATGGTTTAGGAACAGGCGCAGATGCCTTCCTTTCAATCATGGCTGGTTTCGTAAAGCAAACTCGTGGAACAGTAGGAAATGCTGCTCACGAATATGCTGCAACAGTTACAGATGACAACTACACAACAACAGTAATGCAAGGTTTGCTATTAGCAATGCCTCGTAAGTACCGTGCACTTAAGTCAAACCTTAAGTTCTATGCAGGTACTGATGCTTTTGCTGGTATTGTTCGTAACAATGGTACTCTTGCAGACGCTATTTCTTCAGCATTTGCTGATAGAATTGGTAGCACTCAAGCCAACCGTCAAGAATTCCTTGATGGCGGAGCACAGACCCTTGGCAACTCTCGTACCACTCGTGTACTTGGTGTAGACGTTCTTGAGGTTCCTTACTACCCTGCAGGTTATGTCGATTTGACATTCCCTCAGAACCGTGTATGGGGCTTCCAGAGAGACATCACTGTAAACCGTGAATACAAGCCAAAGAAAGATACAATTGAATACACAGTATTCGTACGCTTTGGTATCCAATGGGAAGAACTAGATGCAGTCGCTTATGTCGACTCAGATAGTGCTGACTCCTAAGATCTAAAAGATCAAATATTAGGGCGGGTAGCGTAAAAAACTACCCGCCTTATTCTTATTCTGGTATAATTACAAATGAGCACAGGAGAATTATGAATTTAACAATTGAAGAGTTATCTACTAAAACTGTAATGGCATTAAAAGCATATGCAAAGAAAAATAACATAGAATTATTTGACGCAAATACTAAACTTGAAATACTAGAGATTCTTGCTAGTTGGATTCCACCAGTAAGCAAAGAAGAGCGGGTAGAAGAAATAGACAAAGCAAAAACATTAGTAAATAAAGTAGCCCTATATTCACAAAGAAACCTACATATGGATAATCTAGGGGCTTTAAAAGTAGGATACAACATCGTCTCAAAGGAGGCATCGGAAAAGTGGCTAACACACAAACTGGTACGCATTGCACCACCAGAAGAAGTAGCCTCATACTACGGTAAATAAAAATGCAGATATTACGTCTTCCACCATACCCACTTTCTGTAACCTATACAGTTCCAGATGCCAACGCTGATTACATTATTGTTATTGAAAATGTTGCAGAGCAAACTGAAGTTGAAGAGGCTGTAGAATCTAATGCTAATAAAGAAATTACTTATTCTTTAGACGGTAATTTTGTAAAGTATGATAAATCATATGCATTAACAATATACGAAGACGGTGGATCATCTGGAGAAACTCTTGTTCGTGGAGATGTTGTTGTAGAGGATAATCTAGAAATTATGAGACCTTATGTAGACCCAACACCACTTGCTACATCTGGAACAGCATCAGACATAGCCTTGTATAAAGGTTATGAAAATTTAGCAAGAGCAATAATTGATAGTATTGCTGGTGGATTTTATTATGATAGAACTTATTTAGAAGTTGTTGGTCAAGGAAATGACTATCTACCGCTTTGGAAAAAAACACATAAACTTTTAAAGGTATATGAAAATGCAGAACTTGTATATGATATAGATGCTGAAGATGGACCAGCGCTAGTAGAGTATACTTTCTTAATTACTAAAGATAAAACTGCAATTACTAAAGATCCACTTGAAAATGTTGATTCTATAAATCGTGCAGAAAGAAGATACTCTCGTATACCAGTAGGCGTATCTGATTCTATGAGTTTGTTTGATACAGAAGATAGCGGAAACACTCAAACCATTGTTCCAGGCGTAGCATTTTCTGAGGGTGCAGATTATATTATTTTAGCAGAAACTGGATACAAGGTTGTTCCATATGATATTCAAGATGCAACATTAATGATTATTGATGACATTAAGTGCGGAAGATTAGATTATTATAAAAGATATGTTAAAAATTACAGTACAGATCAATTTAAGATTGAATACGATAAAATTTTATTTGAAGGTACTGGAAATATATTAGTAGATAAAATTCTAAATAAATACAAAGAAAATATTATACGCCCAGGAGTTTTATAATGGAATGCTGTACAGAAACAGACTTTCTATATCCAATGAAGGCAGATTTGTATTATCCAGTCATAACACAAACCCAGTATGGTCAAGCAAGTAGACAATGGTTTTATGACAAAACAATTACATTAAACGCAACATCTGTTGGTGGGGCGGGAACTGAGCAAATTAAACCAGAAGCATTTTTACAGCATGAAAATAAATTAGTGGCACGAACAAGGCTAGACCCAAGAACATCTTCAAACAATACAGATAATGCTATTAACAATATTTTAGTTACAAATATTCGTAATGCATCAGACGATGTTATTTATAGAGAAACCGCTGGACCAAGATCTGGTCGTGGAACTATTTATGAGGTAGCAACCGTTGATCCATTTACAGGTCCATTTGGTTCTGTAGAATATTTTAAAATATTATTACGTAGGACAGAAAATCAAACTATAGGCGACTAATGATAGTTAGAACTAATACTGTAAATTTTAATAAACAAATGAACAATATAGTTCAATATGCTTTAGGCTTTTTAGATGGTGCTCAAAAAGGAAAGACGGTTTTTTTAAAAAATCTTGGCGCAGCAACTATTGAAGCAATGGCTAAGTATGTTGATGTTTCTGCAAGAGGAAATCCAGCAGCACTACAGCATGTTTATGAATGGTATCAAGTAGGTAGTCCAAGTGCAAGATTATTTGATATTAACTATACAGTTAGCAATTTAGGACTAAGTTTTAATTCAAGTTTTAAACAATCAAGAACTATTAAAAAAGACTCAAATGTTCCATTTTATAATAAAGCAAAAATTATGGAAGAAGGCATTCCAGTAACAATAAAACCCACAAAATCTCCAGTACTTGTTTTTAATGAAGGTGGACAAACTGTTTATACTAAAAAATCTGTAGTAGTAAAAAATCCAGGCGGAGATGCTGCTAGAGGATCTTTTGAAAAAACCATGGATGAATTTATGCTTAAGTATTTTAAACAATCATTTTTGCGTGCTAGCGGAATATATAATTATATTAAAAAACCAACAATATTTAAGAAAAATGTAAGGGCTGGAGTAAAAATGGGTAGATCAAAAGGTATTGATACTGGCTTTAAATGGATTGCTAATGCAAAGATTGGTGTAGAATAGCATTATGGCATCTAATATTTTAAAGCAGACTGGGTTTCCACCAACCTTTATAAATGCTTTTGTCAATAGTGAACTTAAAGAGTTTGGGTTAATGCCAGATGGACCAGAGCCATTTCAGCCATTTTTTCCAGCACAAGTACCAGACAGCGTAGAGGGTATTTACAACGATATCCCATTTATTAGAAATAATCCTGATACCACCGTAATTATATTTGATAGGCTTATTAGATTTAGACCAACAACATTTTACAGGCACAAAAGAGAGCAGTTAATATATTTTATTTATAGTCCAAACCTTACAAAACTGCTTGATACAACTAGGGTAATTATTGAATGCCTTGATAGGGAAGATGCTGCTGCCCAAGATCTAAACTCCTGGATAGCATTTAATGATATATTAGATGAAAATGGTGACCCCATATCAAAAAATGTATTTTTCCATAATGTTAAAGTTTATCAGGCAGATGAAAGTAGGGATATCCTTGAATTAGCCTCTGCCAGAACTTTAGGCTTAAATAAACTTATAATAGAGTATGACTATCACACCCAAGCCGTTGACGCCATTGCCCAGCGGTATACATAAACGGTGTTATAATTAATCTGAGGAAACAAACGCCGTACAACTTAATATCTATTTCTATGGAAAGAGGTGAATAAATGGCATATAGTCGTGGAACATCGACCAACATTATCGTTGGTGCTGCAGCACTTTTTATTGCAGACACAACCTTAACTCCAGAAACACTGGAATCATTTGACACTGAAGAGTCATTCAAGGAAACTCTTGCTGATGATGCAGATTATACAAATGTAGGTTATACCATGAATGGTCTTGAATTACAGTTCCAACCAGACTTCGGTGAAGTACAGGTTGACCAAATTCTTGACGTTGCTAAACTTTATAAGCAAGGTATGCAAGTAAATCTTGCAACTGCTTTTGCTGAGGCTACCCTTGAGAACCTTCTTTTGGCTCTAGCATTTAACTCAGACGAACTATCTGGAACAAAGGCATCTAACGCAGGACAGGTTTTAAACTTATCAGGTGGAGATATCGGCGAATGTCCAGTAGAGCGTGGAATTGTTGCAGTAGGACCTGGTACAGGTGACTGCGTAGATTCTCCATTTGTGGAGCGTGTTTACACAGCATACCGTGCTTTGTCAATTGAAAACGTAACAGTTTCAGCAAAGCGTGACGAGGCTTCAATGTTTGAAGTTTCATTCCGTTTGCTACCAGAAGATACTTCAGGCTCATATGGCAAGATCGTTGATCGTACCTTCGGAGACCTATTGTCTTAATAGTTTTACTATTCAGCATAGCCCATATCTTCGGATGTGGGCTTTGTTGTTTTATGGTAAAATTGAATTTATATGGCAACTACAATATATAGTTCTCAAATAGTATATTTATTTGATGGTACGGAATTAGAAATAATACCATTAAAAATTAAGTACTTACGTGAATTTATGCAAACCTTTAAAGAAATAAAAAATACAAAAAATGATGATGAAGCCATAGCCGTATTAGTTGAATGTGTGCGGGTATGTATGAAACAATACTATCCGCCAATATCAAAAACTGTTGAAGACATAGAAGATAACATAGATATGCCCACAATATATAAAGTATTAGATACTGCTGCTGGAATTAAGATTAATAAAAAATCAGAAGAGCCAGTTAAAGATCAGGCATTAGATAGTGGTCAAACCTGGGAAAATTTAGATCTTGCAAAATTAGAGTCTGAGGTTTTTTTGCTCGGAATATGGAAAGACTATCAAGAACTAGAGACATCTTTATCAATGCCAGAATTAATGGCAACCTTAGAAGTAAGTAGAGAATTAGATTATACAGAAAAGAAATTTATGGCTGCAATTCAAGGGGTAGATTTAGATAAAGAAACAAATAAGAGTAAAGGTCAAAAAGAGTGGGAAGATATGAAAGCCAGGGTATTTAGTAAAGGCAAAACAAATGATAGTAATGATGTTTTAGCACTACAAGGTGTTAATGCCCAGAAAGCAGGGTTTGGTATCGGCATGGGATTAGAATACGAAGACCTAACAAAATAGCCTGTTTATGCTATAATTGACATAGCCTATATAGGAGGATACACAATGGCAACAACAGTACATGAGGGCACAGAACTTACTCTCATTGATGGCACAAAAATCAAGGTACGTCCACTTAAGATTTCCTTGCTTCGTCCATTTATGAAAAAGTTTGAGCAGGTAGCAGGGGTGGCAGAAGATAATGAAAAGTCAATGACTCTTCTTATTGAATGCGTACAGATTGCTATGGAGCAGTACAGTCCAGACTTGTCTAAAGAGACTAGTAAACTAGAAGACGTTTTAGACCTTCCAACAGTTTACAAAATTATTGAAGCCGCTTCTGGAGTTAAATTAGCAGATGCAAACGCTCTTCTAAACACAGTGCTTGCAAACAATTAAATAATAAAAGAGGTGTAAATGAATGGCTGACGTAAATGCTAATATTGGCGTACATATTGATACGTCAGCGGCATTGGCAGAACTTAAAAATCTTCAACGTCAGTTAGCAAACTTTCATTCATCAGTGTCAAAAAGCAGCGCTGCTGCTGCAATGGCACAAAAAGGTTTACAAACCAATCTTTTAAATGCAATAAATGCAACGGGTAAATTCCGTGCACAGATGGGGTTAGTAAGAACCTCAACAGAATCATTTACTCACGCACTGGAGACAAATAAACTTTCTATGCGTGAGTATTTCCGTTTTGCAGGCGGATCTACAAAAACATTTGGAAGATTATTTAAACAAGAGTTTAACACGATTGGCAAGGTAGCCGAAGAGCGTGTTAAGAAAATGCAGACCCAATATATTAAGATGGGTCGTGATGCATCTGGAGCAATGAAGGCAATTGCAATAACTCCAAATACATTAAATATGAAGGAATACTCCACACAGTTGGCGGTAGCAGCACAAAAACAAGCATTACTTAATCAATTATTAAAACAAGGATCTACCAATCTTTTAAACTTTGGTAAAAATACACAATGGGCAGGACGCCAACTTATGGTTGGTTTTACAATACCGCTTGCCTATTTTGGTACCGCTGCCGCTAAAACATTTATGGACCTTGAAAAACAGGCTATTAGGTTTAAGCGTGTTTATGGAGATATGTTTACAACTACTGACGAAACAAATAAAGCGCTGGCTGATATACAACAACTTGCTGAAGAGTTTACAAAATACGGTGTTGCAGTTGCCAAAACTATGGAAATGGCTGCAAATGCTGCAGCAATGGGTAAAACTGGAGCAGACCTTACAGCCCAAGTAGCACAAGCAACCCGACTTGCAGTTCTTGGCGGAGTAGAGCAAACAGAAGCATTAGAAACAACAATTTCTGTAACAAATGCTTTTGGAGTAGCAGCAGAAGATTTAGCAAGTAAGATTAATTTTCTTAACGCAGTTGAAAACCAAACCGTAGTATCTATTGAAGATTTAACAATTGCAATTCCTAAAGCAGGACCAGTTGTTAAACAACTTGGTGGAGATGTTGAAGATTTAGCATTTTTCTTAACTGCCATGAAAGAAGGCGGTATTAATGCGTCAGAAGGTGCTAACGCACTTAAGTCTGGTCTTGCCTCATTAATTAATCCAACAGAAAAAGCAAGCAAAATGCTTGCAGGGTTTGGTATTAATATCAAGGCAATTGTAGAAGGAAATGCTGGAAATATTAAAGAAACGGTTATAGATTTTGCTCAAGCCTTAGACACACTAGATCCACTTAATCGTGCTAGAGCAATTGAACAATTATTTGGTAAATTCCAGTTTTCAAGATTATCAACTCTATTTCAAAACGTAACAAAAGATGGAACACAGGCTGCAAGAGTATTAGAACTTGCAGGGGCATCAATTGAAGAACTTGCTATATTATCTGAACGAGAATTGGGTGTATTAGAAGATGCTGTTGGAACGGACTTTAGAGAATCAGTTGAAAAACTTAAACTTGCTATAGCACCAATAGGAAAAACATTTTTAGAGGCAGTAACGCCAATTGTTAAGGTAATTGGTAGATTATTAGATAACTTTAATAATCTTGGAGATGGCACAAAGAAATTCCTTGTTGTAGCAACAACGCTTGTTGGAGTAATTGGTCCAGTATTGTTGATGACATTTGGTTTACTTGCTAACGGTGTTGCAAATATAATTAAATTGTTCATAACAATGCGTTCTGGATTTTTAAGGGCAGGAACAAATACAAACCTTCTTGCACAGCAAACTCAATATTTAAATAGTGAACAACTAGAAGCAGCCACAGTAGCAGCATCATTAAACCAAGCCCACACTCGTTTAACACAATCTTTTTCAGCAGAAACAACAGCAGTAAGATTATTACGTCAAGCATACATTGATGCAACAATAGCGGCAACAAATTTTGCAAGAGCAAATCCTGGAATGATGATGCCAGGTGGAAGATTTACTCCTAAAAAGTTTGCAAGAGGTGTAACTGAAGTTCCAGGAAGTGGAAATAAAGATACAGTTGCTTCTATGCTTACTCCTGGAGAAGCAGTAATTCCTGCACCAATTGCACAAGATGATAGATTTAAACCATTAATTGCAGCACTTGTATCTGGAGAAATTAAACAATATAAAAAGGGTGTAACTAGTGCTGGAGATGATTATGCACATGTTGGTGGAATGAAAAATATGGATATTGATAAATTATTACAAGATCCAAGAATTAGTGCATTAGAAAAGCAAAAACTTGCAACATATAGACAAATTTTAATTTCACAAGGAAAGCCTACAATAATACCATCTTATGGATCACTAGCCTATTCATTTGATCCAGCATTAAATAAGGCTATGGCAAAAGGAGGGGTTCCATTTTCATCCTTTGAAGCGGCTTGGACTAGTCGTGGTCCAGATAAATGGATATCTTCAAATATTCCTGCATCTCAAGCCAGTGTAGTTGATAGCGCTATACTCAAACAAATAAAGGCTTCTGGCGTTACAAAAGTAACTGATGCAATGGTAGATCAAGCATTTAAAAATCTTCCACCAGAAATTAAATCAAGTTCTGGATATACACAAATGTCTGCATTACATTCACAGTTAGGATCTTATGGAATTGGAAGAGGTTTAGGGTCTAATCCTAAAACTTCTGAAGCCATTTTACAAGAAGCCAAGAAAAAGGGTTATATAAAAGATTATAAAGTTGAAACAAGAACTACAAGCAAGGGGACTTTAGGAACTAAATCAATTATTATTACAAACTTAGATGGAACTCAAGTAAATCTTGGTAGGGGATCAAAAACAAATAGACAATATATTTCTGATACACAAGATACAAGAAGAAAATCTGGAATTATAACAGGTCAAACAAGTAGAGCAAAATCTCCAGCACTTAGTGTCGTTGGTGGTGGATCAAGTGATGTAAGACAAGTTGCAGTTGGTAAAAACGAATCAATTCTTAATAAAAAAACAACTTCAGCGCTTCGTTCTGGTAGATCAGTTTTTGTTCCAGGAATGGGAAGACTTGGACTTATTGGTGCAGATAAGGGAATACCAGGAGGACAAACACAGGCTGGCGTAAGAAATATACCTTTCTCAAGTGCTTCAAGTATGCGTGTTCCAGAGTCACAAATGAATAGGCTAATTGAATCATTAGATAAAAATACAAAAGTAACAGATGACGGAACACAAACAACAACTAAATTAACTAAAGAACAAAAGCGTGAAGTAAGAGCACAACGTGCACAAAGAGTTGGAATGGTAGCAGGACCAGCAGCAGGTGCGCTAGGTATGGCATCAATGGGAGCATTTATGACTGGCAATACTGGTATGGGCATGGGTTTAATGGGTGCTTCTGCCGTTGCTTCAATTGCTCCTATGCTTACAAACCCTATTGGAATTCTTGTTGCAGTTTTAGCAACAGCAACTGCAGGACTTTTATTATACACAAAAATGTTAAAAAATGCAAGAGAAGAGGGAATGAATCTTGCAAAAGCAATGTCAATGTCCGCAAGCAGAGTAAAAGGTTTATCGGTTTTATCTGGACAAGTAAGTGCTTCAGAAATACAGGCTAAAAAAAGACAAACAGTTTTAAATCCTTTGGGTGAGCCACAAAGAAAATTTGGTCAAAATGTTTTGCAATCAGAAGAAGGAAAAAATATTTTATCAGATGTAGAGCGTTTAGTAAAACAAAATTTTTCTACACAACAAATTGGTAAAATACTTGGAACAAATTTAAGTCAAGCAGTATTGCAAGGAGCAATTTCTACAGATCAAGCAAGAAGTATTGCTTCAGCACTTGGAGAACAAATAGGTAGTTATGACATACCTTTAAACGTTAGTGCAAAAATAACTCAGTTAATGGGTCCAAATGGAGAAAATTTAAAAAATAATCCTTTACAGGTTGCTTTAGCAATTAAAAAAGAAAGTATGAAAAATGTTACAGAGGCTTTTGATATTTTTCAAGCAAGTAAAAAGAATCCACTGTTAGGAGCACTTAAGACTCCAAAAGAAGTAGGGGGATTATTTAGTGTAAGTTCTATTCCATTTGGCGACGTCATCAAACAATTTTTTAATCAGAAAAAAGAAAATGCAAAACTTGATGCAGCAGGAGTTCAGTTAGGTTTTGAAGTAATTGGTCAAAATCAACAATTACTAGATTCAATTAATGAACAATACGATAAAAAAATTAAACTAGCAAAAACAGAAAAAGAAATAAATGATTTACAAATAAAAAGAAAATCCGATATCGACAGACTAAATGCGGAAAATAGTAAAACCTTAACTGAAATTATTGAAATAAGTAAAAGTTTATCTGACGATGCATTTAATACTACAGTCAAAGAATCTTTGGACTCTAGAATTAAAGATGCAGACGCTGCAACAAAAGCATTAAATAAAATAGCATCAGAAAAAGTTTTAGAAGTAAAAGATCAAACGCTTAAGAGAACTTTGCAAATTGGTCTTGCATCAGAAAATGGTTTAACCCCACAGGCTATAATAAGTCTTACATCCTTTGTGGCAAGTTCTGAAACTGCTAGTAAATCAATTGACTTTTTTATTAAAGCAAACGGTCTTGCTGAATTAGAAACTTTAACTGCAATATTTGGTAAATTTACAGGCAATGAATTCGGCAAAGACATGACTCCAATTATGAGGGAGTTTATAACAAAATATATTAACGAAAACAATGTAGGGCTAAAAGATGATCTTGCAGCACTGTCTGCACTAGGAAATTTTAAAGAACAATATTTAGTTACACTAGATGTAAACTCTAATGGTGTAGAAGATCTTCAATTAGCAACAAAATCTTTAGAATTAATTAAAACTTTTCCAGACAAAATTGATAAAAAATTTCTTGCTACAACAATTGACCCAGAAGGTAATTTTACACAATTTGCAAAAGATTTTGATGTTTTGAGTCAGGGTAAAGACACAATAAGTAAATACTTATATGTTAATTATCGGTTAGCCTTGAATGATCCTAACTTAATAGCAGCAGCAAAAGCCGCTAAAATGACGGTTCCAGAATATATTGCAAAAGGATTTAATGAGGCTCTTGCTAAACCTACAATAAGTACAGAACCAAAAGATTCAGGACAAAGAGATACAACTTTAGACGAACTCCTAAAAAGATTAA